GTGCAAGCTTGTAACTGGCATTTTATAAACCTCTGACTTGTAGAGTTCCGACAACTTTTTTGTTGATAGGCCACTCGACATCAATGCAATAGCCTATGGCCGTTGTGATGTGCTGGTACTCATTTTTCTGGTCTTCTTGGAAGGTTGAACCCTTCTGAAGCTGAACTGTTGAAAGCCCCTTGTCACACCATTTGGCTGTCACAGGGTTAACAAACAGGCTGCGGTGCCCGTCTGCGGTACATATCTTGGCTCTGACCGCGTTTTGCCTATCTTTAATGGCTGGGTGTGCTGGCTTTACTTTCCTGGTGTAGCGCCAGCCATTGGCCTTAAGAACGCCTTCAATATCGGTGTAGTCAGATGCGTGACCATGCTTCTCACCGGCCTTGCCTGCCGGGTCTCCGTATATCAAAACGTGCTTGTTCTGGTGGTTCTTGAACTTCTCAACGAATTCCATAGCGGACTGTTTTGAAATTGCACTTGTTAGAACAATCTCATCGAGCAGATAGAGATCCTTGCCGTCGTTTCTCCTAACTCCGATAGCAGAAGAAAGCGGCGTGTAGTTCTGGTCGTGCATCCACATAAGCTGTTCATGCGGTTTGATCCGCTCAGTTGTGTGGTTCGCCTTGCTGTAGTCTTCGTATATTCGACCACTTGCTGTCTCAAAACTGGCTTCAAATTCTTGCCTGTATTGCTTGAGTGACATGGCGCGCTTCATGGCGTCAATCACATCTGGAGGCAAAATCTCTGCTGATTTCCAGTGGAATACCCTAAAGTTTGGATCCTCACCTGAATCAGCTTTATGGCACAGGTCGTAGTAATGGTTTAGGCCATCAGGAACCCCAAGTAGCCAGCACCAAGCTCGATAATCAGGGTCCAATGGGTTAACAGTGTTAAGCGCCGGCAGGATGTTAGCCTCCCAGGCATCAGGCTTAACATCGGCAAACTCGTCAATGCCACCACCCTTCCATGGGATCCCCTCAATACGCTGAGGCTTATCTAGCCCGAAAACATGAATTTCACTGCCGTTCGGTAAGTAGATTATTCTGTCTGACTCTGATGGCCGCTTAGGGTGCATGCAAGAAAGCGTGAAAGCTTTCAGGTCATCCCAAAAAATCTTCTTTGCCTGGTCATGCGTTGGTGCTGCTGCAAAATACTGCCCTACCACCGCATTAGCCTGCTTTACCAGGAAGCGCTTAAATCTTTCTGTCTTTCCGCTCCGGCGCCCGGCAGGAACAAGTGGGAACCTGATTCCACTTGGGACAGCGGCTATTAGGGCCAACTGTACCGGGTGATCCTTAAGCTCGTACCAGCGAGAAAGCTGCCTATCTAACAGCAAGTTTCCAGTTGTTAGCTGCACCATGACTACCCCGGCAGCTTGTCTATAAGCTTCCCGAGAACGTCTGTCATGTCGTCGTTGCCGTCACTTGACTTGGCGATCATCTCAGCGCGTTTAGATTCAAGATCCCCAATTCGCCCGAGTAGAGTATTGATAATCCCCTCGTACTCTCTGCGCTTGCGCTTTACTGTCGTCCTTCCGGCTGGAGCATCTACACCTTCTGGAACTTCTATATCCTCTCCACCGCTCGAGGTGATTTCCTCAAACAGTTCAAGGTTGTCACCATCATCAGCCTTGTTCTGAGCCTTTAATGCCCGAAGAAGCTGAAGCTTTGCCACTTTTATCTCTTCATCAATGTTCCCGACTTCGATCGAATCGTAAATCTCCAATTCCTCTGGGATCATTGCCTTGGAATAAATGCCGTGTTTTCTGGCGTTCTGGTTTCCCTTTGGGGCTCCAGGGCTTGTCCCACCGTGCATCCTGCAGCGGCCATTCGCCATAGCCTTGCCTCTACACGGCTTACCGCTGCGAGTTTTAGCGCCACATAGTTTCATGTGCTAGCCTCGCTTTCGTTAGGGGTTGTTTCGAGAAAAAAGGTAGTGTTTTGTTTTTGAGACAGTGCGCGCGGCATTATCTTCTGTTGTTTTCTGTAAAGTCTTTATTATTCAAATAATTAAAAACCTGATCGGTTAAGTATTTGAATTACCGCTCTGCGCACTCGTCACCTTTAACTTGGCGCATCCTGGCTTCGTGGAATTCCCTCTCCATCAAACGCCTTTCATTATTAAGCTTGATTGCAGCTATCCAGTGCCGAAACTGAACCACACCAAGGACAATAGTCGTCAAAATACCGATTAGAATTGCTATGTTGTTTAGTGACAACCACCCGCCAATTGCTGTTGACAGTGAAGCCACGTATGTCCAGAACGGCGTTGATTTGTCCATAAGCTTCTCGACTATTCTCATGGTGTTGGCCTCCGGTGGTGGCCCTATCGTTTCAGTTGGCTTTCTTTGACTCTCTCCAGTCGCGCAATGCCTTCCAGTCCACATTGCAGCGAACTAAAGCGGCAATAGCCTGGTTTGAGTACCTATAGAGCTCTTGATTGGTTTTGCCCTGGTATACTGGGATTTCGCATCGACTCATCAGAGACTCTGGCGGTAGCACATACACTGTTTCCGTTACGGTTACTGTCCGCACAATAGGAGTTGTGCCAGAGCAGCCGATTAAGCTCATCAGGAACAGCAGCGACAGCCCAAGCCTGTGCGTCTTCATCTTCCGGATCCTCGAGTAGTTCTCTTGTGGCCTGTTCGACAGCTTCAGCATCAGCATCAGCCACTAAGCGACTTCGCTCCCGTTCATCAAGCAACCGCGCCAGTTGGTCGGCATTACGCCTAAGATCTGCTTTATCTTTCTCAGCCAGTAACAGGCTGGCCGTGACCGAATCCAGATCAGTCTGCAATATGATTTGCTTTGATTCGGCTTTCTCGATGTTGCCATTGAGTGTGGCGACTTCAGCTTTCGAGAAGGACAACGCCACGCCAAGCCCAACGCAGGCCAGGATCAAAACGCCAATCACGTAGAGTTGCGCGCTGCCAACTCCGCCTTTCAGTAATTTCAACATTGGTTAACTCCTGTAGACAAAGTTCGCGCTCAGCGGAGCGGCGCTTTACAAGCCCAGGAAGGATCTCGCCTTTTGCATAGACCCAGCGGCTAAGTTCATTGCAGGCACCAGTGTGATCACCTGCAAGCAGCTTTTTGCGCAAGGTCGAGGTGCGGAACGCCTCGGCGCCGACGTTGTAGATGAAACTGAGGTAAGCTGCGTTCTCGCCCTCTGTCAGTGTCACCCCATCGGTGAGGCGCAACAGTTGGCGGTTGTATGTCGCCAGATTGTCTGCAAGCTGATTTAGGCAGTACTCCATTGAGCGAGGTTGTCCGGGCTCCTGCCCGTCAGCCCGTTGCCCTGCGCATTCAGTGACAATGCCAACCGGATCCACATAGGTTCCCAGCACCAAATCTTCTTGGTCCACAATAAAAACGCCACCGGTTAGGGTGGCGCCAGATAAACCCGCAGCGATGAGATAGAGTCGTAATTTTTTCAACTTGACCCCATAAACAAAAAGCCCCTGAGTTACCCGAGGCCAGAAACGAAAAAACCGCCCAAATAAGGCGGTTTTCAGTGCTCAATGGGTTTTATCCCATCCTTGGGGCAATTTAATCACTATTAGTTAAATCTGTCAACATTTGCTCCAATAAGTCCTTGCTTTATAAATTATCGCAAGTCGCTGGCTAGGAGACATCTGCTTGATGGTCTCTATAAACAATTTTGATTGTTGTTCATCGCCCAAAAAATCCCTCACTTGATCGTCGAACTCGCATCCTTGCTCAATGTGCCAGGGAAGCATGTTAATCTCTTGGTTAATATCTGGGTGTGGAGCATACCCATTGAAACAGCAGTATATCGCGTTCCACTGGTTTTCCTGCATCTCAGGCATGGCTTCTTTAATAAGCAGCTGGTATTGCTCAGCCATTGCGTTAATGCTTCCTGACCAGTTTACATCGCCTGCATCACTCAACGCTTTGCAGGTCTCTATTGTTGCGTCAGTCAAGCGAACTGATTTTTTTATTGATGCCATTCTATTTTCCTTAACGACGTATTTTTTCTGAGGTAAAACATAAAAAGGCCGCATTATGCGGCCCTATTGAATATTAGCTACGACTTATGGTTTCTTCGCCCCAGTACAGCTCATCTTCTTCCGTCTTGGAGAACGCGATGTCTATAATTCTATCATCGCCATCTTCCCAGATTTGCTGAGCTTTGTTCTCATCGCCTTGGGCAAGCTCAAAAATTGCCTCAACTACTTCGATTGATGTTTCGCGAGATACTGCCCATTCGTTGATATTCATGATTCGTTCCTCTTACTTTCGCCCTGCATTTAGCGGGCTTCTCAGTTGGTTTGTTTGCACTCGTTCTTGAGTACGGCTTAATTATGTCGCACCCATATCGCACTGTTAATGGCTTTCGTTGGTATTTTTAGGAATGTTGTCACTTTTTTGACTTTGAAGAACTCCAAGTACAATGATATCGAACTGGTGAGGCCTGGTTTTGAATGTGTTCCTGATGTTCTGAGGTGTGCAACCCCAGTCATCAGTTATTTGTTGTAGGCTCTTAGCACCAAGCTCCTTTGCTCTTTTAGCTGCGGTCACTGCTAGCCCTCCAATTATGCTGGGATGTTTTTGTTAACGTGACGAACCACCATGCTGGCGAAGGCCACTTCTGGAGTTTCCATTGATTTACCCTCAACGGCGCACTCTAACATCAGCGAGTCCAGTTTATTTTCAATGATGGCAACTGCGTCATCGCCGTTAAAGATCGCTTCCAGCTTTTCAATTTCAACCAGTTGCTGACGGTACAGAGGAGCAAATTTGCTTGGCTTCCCTCTTGCAGCTTCTTTTTCCAGTGTTTTTTCCAGCTTCTCGGCGATATCAGCTTTCAGGCCTGGCATAAATTCTGCGAAAAATGCGTTTGCTTTTGCTGCGATGTCTTTTGCGTATGATACTTGCTTCTCTGTGCCTTTCATTTTCTTATCTCCGTTGCGGTTGGCGTTTTGCCTCCCCATGAGTTAATAGTAGCAAATCTATTTTCCTTTTCAAACCTTTTTGGAAAAAATATTTTCTTTATTTAGAAGCCCGGCTTTTGCCAGAGCTCTCGCTATTCCGTCAGCACTGGTTGTTCGGCAGCTCCGTATTACCTCAATGGCCTCGGATAATACATCGTGACAAGCTGGATTGCTCGATGCTGCATTCTGTCGCCTGGTTATGTTGTCGAATGCTTCCCGCTCTTCAGGTGTCTCAATGCCAATATCTGCCATCATTACCTCCACCTGTTTTGACGGTTGCGTTTACGGTCAGACTTATTGCGGCGCTTGGCTTTAAATCGCTCTGAATACGCAGCCAGATTTTTGAAGTCGTCAATAGATTCTGCATACGCAATCAGTCTGTTGAAGTCGTCAATAGCTCTGGCAGCAGTTTCGGCAGGAAGGCATGCGCTGTAGGCAATGGCCAGAGCCAATGATTGCCGTCTCATGCTGCACACTCCCCGGCCTCAATTCTAAGCAGCCTCTTGCATTCCCGCTCAGCGTCCCAAGACTCACGATGAAGCGCATCAACCGCAGAAGAAAACGTATCGTAAAACCCTGCTCTGAACTCTTCCTCTGTGACTTCTCTTTCAAGCTGTTTTCCCAGCTCGCCGGCAAGCGCTTTACAGTCCATGATAATACGCCCAACCCCGAAGCACTTCCGACACTCAAGCTGTCGGCGCGGCCCTTCCCTGTTCGTATGCGTATACCCGCGCCCCTTGCACTTTGGGCAAACCTTGGTTCCGCACACTTCATGAATGACCATCTTGGATATGGCCTTGGCCACAGACAGCTCCATGCCATCGCTAAGCAAAGCGCTTTTGATGGTTTCACGCAGAGTAAAGGCAGACTGCTCAATCCCGGATATACTCGCCTCAAGCACTTTAACCCCGACAGGGAATTTCGACTGTGCCTGGGCAATAAGATTCTCTGCATCGTTCCGG